ACCTACGCCTGTAGCAGTTGTGCTAAGTGTTACACTAAGACAAGCGTTTGGAAAAGTTATCGCAAAGCTAGTTGTTGAAAAAGACTGTGCACTGACTGAACCGATCCCTCCCCATTGAACAATCAACCCGCCAACGAGAGTTATGTACCCTGTGGCTGCGGTTGATTGTGCCGTGTATGGATTAGAGCTAACCGTAGCCCAAGCCGCTGTTGTGCCGTTAGACTGAAGCAATTGTGCGTTAGAGCCTATAGTCAGCGGAGCCGCTACACCTGATGAATTACCTACCTGTATAGCGCCCTGCGCTAGAGCGCCTACAGACGCACCTGTAGCTGTTATAGAACCACCAGCCGTTAGGTTAGCAGTTGCAGCCAGCGTAGTAGTCCCGTCAGCCACTGTAGCCACTGTAGCGTTAGCGCCGTTCTTGATTACAACGTCTGTGCTGCTACCATCGCCCTTGAGAACCAAGCCATCAGAAGCTGTGGTTGTTACAGAGGATGACGCGAATCCTGCAAGGTCTCTAGCTTTGGTCATGTCTTACTCCGATTCTTCTTCGGGTATCGCTACCCATGCTGGGTTGTCAGACCAAGTTGTACCATCAAACATGTACTTTCCACCACCAACGTATTCATTAGGCTCAGTAACGCTTTCGTACAAAAGACAATTAGAACTATTCATATCACCAATGTAATATTCTACTGGTTCTCCCACAGCAACGTTTACACTATTAATTGTTATAATTTTGCTATCCGCAAACATGTAGTAAGAAATACCATCTTTGCATAAAGTCTTCATCAGACTGACCCCTCGCTAATGTAAAGTTTAGTGGCAGAAATTGCTTTTCCTATTTTATTAGCGGGACCAGCGACAACTGCTGACCCTGTTGTTGGAAGCCCATAGTCAAACCCTGTTATAAGACTTGATTGGCTTTCATTTATGCCGCCCACCACTGTAATTGCCCCCGCAGCACCGTCAGAAATATTTTCTTTGGCTATACCGACATATGTGGGGGCAGAAGGGTTTATGACCATAGCTCCGGGAGGATTGCTGCCGTTTACAACAACCGCCCTCGAAGTATCAGGGTCGTAAATCATGCCACCATTACTGCTAACAACCTGACCGTTTGGGATTTTTCTGATTGGCCCTGATACGACAACTGTTCCGCTGACTTTAACAGTTTGAATGACAGAGCCAGAAAGACTGCCAGTATAATTAAGTTCAACAGTATTGCTGTTAGAATTAAAGGCCATACCCATAGTGCCGCAAGTTTCTAAAGCGTTTACCACCGTCGGGTTACCAAAGCTGATAGTTGTGCCACTAACTGTCCCAACCAGAACAGTAGGTAAATTTCCATTAGCTGAATCTGGGAAGCCAAAGACTACCTTGTTAGCATTTGTGTCGTAAACAGGGTACATCGTACCAATGCCTGTAAAGCCGACTGTGGCAGACAAGTCTATCGCAGTGCCAAACGAAATGCTTGTTCCTGAAACTGTCCCAACTACACACTTTGAAGTCGATCCTATTACATAAAAAATAACAACCTTATTAGTATCAGGGTCATAAACCGCGCCACGCTGATTGGCGCTGCTAGTAGTGCTATCCACGACAACAGCCGAACCCCACGAAACGCTTGTCCCGCTAGTTGTTATTACATACGCAACGCTCTTATTGCCGCTACCAAGGTTTTTGCGATAAACAGCTAATGTTTTGTTTGAACCAACATTTAGCCATATAAGGCCGCCATCATTAATATCTCCTGATTCAGTAGGGCCAGTAGCGGCTGAACCAAACGTCATTGAATTGCCGCTAACAATTCCAGAAATTGCATGTGGCGTTTGAGGATTGTTTTGAGTTGTAACATAAAAAATGTTTGTTCTGCCCGTAGCAGGATCAAAAGCAGGACGGGCCAGATTTGTTGCTGCACTGTTCATCGCAACCTCAGACGCAATGCTTATAGTGTTATCAGCAGCGATAGTGCAAACTTGCACGTATCCGTAGTAGGGGCTAGTGGACTGCCGTGCTGATGCTATTATAAGTTTGTTGGCATTGGTGTCATAAGTTATTCCACATCTCTGAAGTTGAGCGCCTATGGTGGTTGTTGAACTTGTAAGACTTCCGTTAAAAGGCGAAAAAGTGCTTATTGTTCCATCAGGAATTATACCAACAATTTGACCAGCAGTGATTGCGCCTGTGGCTGTAAACTCTTGTTCGCCACCACCGCTTGCCGCTACCCAGCTAATGTCATCAGCGCCAGCGGTCAGTACTGTGCCTGTTGCGCCTTTGCTTAGTCTTGCTGTAGCTGCGCTGCTATTACCGTAAATAATAGAACCGCGAGGCACTGCATCTAAAGTGTTTAACTCAGCCGCTGTGCTTGTGACGCCAAGGTTTGGTAAAGTTATACCTAAGTTTGTTCTTGATGTAGATGCACTTACTACGTCCGACAGATTGTTTGCAGCGGCTAACCCACCACTAGCTACAAAGGATGTAAACGCTACAATCTCTATAATGTCATTAACCAAAGCAGCGGTAGCCAACACAACGTCAGAGCCGTTGGTCGCGGTGTAATCGGCAGCAGCCAGCTTTACGCCGTTCATATATACATCGACAAAACCTACGCTGTACCCGCTTGTAGCAAAGGTGGTTTGCCCTGCCGTAGCAGTAAAAGCCTGACGTTTCTGCGTGGCCTGTGGGACCGCTGCTGTGCCTATATAACCTGCCATGTTTTACTCCGATTCTTCTTCTTCTTCTTCTGCGGGGGGTGCCACATAGTTAGGATTTGCAGACCAAGTTGTGCCGTCAAATAAATATTTACACCCATCCCAATTATCAGGTGGTGTAACGCCTGTGTGCATTACAGTGTCTGAACTACTGCAATCAGCGATTGTTAGTGTTAAAGGGTCTCCAACGGTAATGCTGTCACTACCAATGTTTACAACTTCAGCGTCTTCAAAAATGTAAATTGATACGCCGCCCTTTACTAAAGTTTTCATTATACTTCACCTGTTTGGACATAGATGCTCGTAGAAGACATGGCATTACCAACCTTGTTAACTGAACTGTTGGTTAGGGTAAGTGTAGTTGAATTTTCCGATAAAAACGGCATCCCATACGGCAGACCAGCGACTAAACCAGATTGCTGAGTATTAATTCCACCAATAATTGTCACCTTTCCAGCCGCACCGTCAGAGATACTTTCGGCAGCTAACCCGACATATTTAGGAAAGACTGGTTTTTTTATTTGTGGGAGCGTACCGCCGCTATAAAAACCATCCCGACCAGAGACATACACTAAAGTTGCATTAAAATTTGTAATTGTATCTCCATAGTCAAAAGACGTTCCGTTTATTTTAATAGGATATAAGTTATTATTTATACTCAGACCTATTGTGTTGTCAGTTGATATAAAAAATGGAACTGCTGCTGTGCTTGCACCATCGGCTCCCTTTTTAGGTGTATTGTAAGACACAGTGTTGTCGCTAGAACTGACCGTACCAAGAGCAATGTAATTTAATTGTGGGCTGTTATGCTCATAAGAAACCACAATTTTATTTGCGTTAGTGTCCTGAGTTAAATATATTTCTTGTGAAGTTTTAAGAGCCGCTGAATCTACTGTAACTACAGAACCTGATGAAACTGTAGAACCATTAAGGTAGCAAATCTTACTTTTTAGTTTCACGCCATCAGAACTGTCTGAATACGCCAAAATAATTTTGCTGGTGCTAGGATCAAGCCTTACGTCAAACCTATTTGTGCTAGTGCTTACGACAGTAATTGCACCGGATACGCTAACACTGTTCCCAGAGACAGTATAAATACGAGCATAAATGTAGTTACTGGTAGATATATAAAACGATATAAATTTGTTTGCTGTGCCGCTGTAGACTAGCTCGTAATTGTTGCCCTCGCTTGAAGAACCTAATTGTTGTTCGCTTCCAAAACTTACACTTGTACCGCTGACGGTAGCAACAGCGGCCCTCAGATTAACACCGGGATTTGTTTCTTCAAAGATACACAAATATTTACCTGTACTCAAATCTCTTGCATTTTGAGTTTTCGCCGTATAAACGCCCCTGTCTGATCCGGGAACTCGGACCGCAGTGCCAAACGTAATATTTAAACTTGCGTCAATAGATGCGACTTGCAACAGATACCCACCACTGCCGCCAGCACTGTCAGAAACAAATCCAGTAACTGTGTTGTTTGATGAGTTATAATCTACGTTGTTATATTCTGCTGCAAACGCAGGGCTTTGAGACGCAGAAGGTCCAAAAGGCGAAATCAGAGAACTGATCGTTCCGTTTGAGTTTAAACCTACAGGATGACCAGCGGTGATCGCGCCTGTGGCAGTAAACTCTTGCTCACCACCTCCGCTTGCTGCCACAAATGACAAGTCTGTTCCATCGCTAGTAAGAACTGTTCCTGCAGCACCTTTTGCTAAAGCAGATGACACACCAGAGCTATTACCAACATCAATAGAACCTCGCGTCAGGGCGCGTGTAACAGTGCCTGTGGCTGTTATCGCACCACCAGCCGTCACATTGCCCGTAACAGCTACAGCACCGCCAGCCGCCACATCACCTGTAGCTGTCAAGTTGCGGATCGCGGTAACATCTTTATTGGCATCTGCCGTAAGGACTTTATTGGCTTCGGTTACACCGTTAGCCGCTGCTTTGTCTGTTAGGTTTAGGTCTGCTATAGAGGCATCAATGCCTGAAATAATTCCTACACCTTTGCTGCCAATATATCCACCCATTAGGTAATCTCCAGTACCGACAGCATCGTGTCTAGGCCACTTGCCGTATTACATATAACCTTAACCACATCCGCAGCCTCTAAGATAATCTTGCCGTCTAAAACAGACAGAGCGCCCTGTGCGGGGATGGGAGCGTCTTTAACAATGTAGTAATCTGTAGAGCCTCTGGTTATGTAAGCACTCGCCGTAATTTGTGTGGTTAGAATGTTTGCAAGGTTAATACCCACTGCAACAGTTTGAGTTCCAGAAGCAACTGTGCGAACAGTTACCGCTCCAGTACCTGTGGCGCTTGCCAAGTAACTTTTAAAGGTATTAGCCATCGTTTATCCTAACGCTATGCTTAATGCTAAAACGTCACCAATCGTGGGTGCTGCAGAACCTGCTATGAACAGACTCGGGACGCTTAAATCTGTAAACGCATCTGTTACGGATGCGTCATCACCTATACCATCTGTAAACACAGCTTTAACCTGCCCATTAGGTATAGTTATTTTAGAACCAGTACCACCTGTAGTACCTTGATTTATAATAAGGCTATATGGCCCTGAAGAACCGCTATCAGTGGTGGCGTTCTCTATATACCACATCTTACTTATTGAACTTGGCCCAATAGTAACCGTACAGTTAGAGTCTAACGCACCCGTATATTTTAAATATATAGATCGCCCCTGTGAGGACGTACCATCTACTACTGTAGTGGCATGATTATCAGCGTTAGTAGTGATTGCTTCTGTACCAAAACTAAAGGCTTCTGCGATCAACTCTAGGTTTGTGTTAGTAGTAGCACCCCACGTACCCGACTGTTCGCCGTTACCAATCTCTTCTAGTCGAAGATCGTTTGAATATACACTAGCCATGTAAGTTTCCTAAACTAGGTGAGTTGTTGGATATATACCGCGCTTATAGCTAAGACGCAATCTTTTTCCAGATTACCGTGGAGTTGGTGTTTATAGGTGCCCAATTTGAATTGTGTATGGGTACTATCTTACTCCATACAAGCACCTGACCAACCTGTCCTGTGGCCTGCACTCCAGTTACAGTCGCACTAGCGCCTTCTTTTATAGATACAGTACCTAAGTTTAGAGTACCTATTACACTTGTTGCGGGTTGGGTAACACCGCTAGTAGTTGTAGCAGTACCCGAAGCGCCTGTGCTAGATACGCCTGTGGCGGGTATATTGCTGTCCACAGACGCTGTGGCAGTACCTAAGTTTGTTTGTCCTTCAACCCCACTAATGTCCGCATTGCTATATATTAACGTAACTTCGCCCAGTTGTCCCGTGGCAGATACGCCAGATACAGGAAGTGAAACCGACTCATTTACAGTAACACTACCAACACTTCCAGTGGATGATACGCCACTTGTAATGTTAACAACACGCCCAAATCTTGTACTTGCGACACCTATTGCTGTGTTGCCCACAACGCCTGTAATCGGCAGGACTGATTCAGATGCAATAGATACTGTACCAACAGAGCCTATAGAGTTTAGGCCCAGCGCAGATATATTTCCGTCTGAATTAACTACAGTAGTGGCAAGGGCTGATGTTCCTACAACTCCTGTGACAGGTGCTGTTGCAAATCCTGTTGTCGTTGCTGCATCTACTTGTCCAGTTCCGCTAACGCCCAATACGTTTATACGAACTACAGTAGTTACTGAGCCAACAGAACCACTTAGTACCGGAAGGACGCTTGCTTCATTCCAAGCTCCAAAGCCCCAAGTGGATCGGCCCCAGCCACCTAGATATACAGTGGACATGAGGCGCTACCTTTTAAGCTATGCGGATGATTGCGTTAGAGGCGTCACCTGTGGGCATAACGACGGTAAAGTCACCTGCACTTGCAGCTTTATCAGAACCAAAATCCAACACTGCTACTGAAGGAGTGCCACCACCAGATACAGGGGAATTGTTATAAAAGACCGCTCCTCTAATGCCAGCAATGGTGACGTTACTAAACACCACATCGTTAGCGTCTACAAAGGCGGTTGTGCCTGTGGCTGTAGGGGTAATTGTGGTTATAGGATTACCGCCAGCAGTGTAGTTTGTCCCACTAGCCTCGTTAGCTGTTCGGTAAGTTGTTGTGCTCGCGTCAAAAGCAGTGCCAGTATTTGTATAAAGCGCCAGCTTAAATATGTTACTAGCCGCTGTAAAGTTGTGTACGCCCTTGAGCAGTTCTGTTTTGAACGAAGTACACATGAAGTTGCCATTAAAAGACATTTACATATTCCTTATATAGTCAGCTAGTTTTGGGTGCCCAGCATCTTTGATTGCATTATATACAGTAGTTCTGTCGCTTTGAATAGCCTGTTTCATATAAGAGGCTATAACGCCTGTCATCTGCTGTTTGTAGGCTACTGCTTGGTCTCTAATCGCGGGGGGCGCTTGTTCAGAGATGTGTAACAACTTGTCAGTACATCTCTCAGCAACCTCTTCAGGCGTGAATCCACGATTGTTGGTGGTCCTAACCTCAACGCTACCCACAGACATATGGAAAGGCATGTCATTCATCTAAAGTTTCCATCTCTATAGCTATCGCCTTTACTTGCAGCATCAATAATAGACAACTGTTGTAGCGCAGATTCATACCGCTCTCTATAAAGTGCCATTATGTCAGGATCACCCTTCATAAACGTATATGCTTCTACAAGAGAACCATACAAAAGTACAGTGTCAGCGTTCTCACCAAGCCAAGACGTGTTTGTAGATACGATGGACGGGGGTTCAAAGTAATAATGTAGCTCAACTACATAATTTGCATCGGGTGTTGGCCCTACTATAAAATGCCCATCAGTGTTAGCAGCAATAGCATCGCCGTCGAACTGACCGTAGTATTTAGGCGCGCCCTCTGTAGCTGCTACGGGGTAGGCTTCCCGCATAAAGTTAACATCTTTCTCTAGCAAATACGTGTATGCTGCTGTGACAGGATCAACGATTGCTAGAGAAAATACGGCCAGAAAGTCATCGGGCCGCTGTAGATATTGATTACCTTGGGATAGGGAACCCGTACTATTGGACCTAACTTCAGGTATGGTAACAGTACGAAATATACGTTGCTCCGCTTGCTGAACAAACGTAGGGATCATAGAGACAAACGTTGCCTCTGTGTTCTCTGTATAGTCCTTTATTGCTTGCGTNAGCTCAGTATAATTCATCTAGTTTACCCGTTTTTGCGGAATTTTTGAGGTCGCGCTGCACCGCTACCGCGAGCAAGTGTACCACCACCCATCTTCTTCATAACTTTACCGCCAGCCTTCTTGGCTACAACACCGCCTTTAGCCATGCCTTTTTTCTTCATAAGGGGGCGTCCACGTTTACTTCCGTACGTTCCGGGTCCATTTGGCATAATCTTATCCTATCTCTACAGTTACAGTTCCAACTTGGCCTTCTAAGTAGATAAGTGAATTACCTACGGGGTTCCAACCCCAAAGTCCCCGCCCCGGCGCATAGTCCGGTCTAGGGTCAAAGAGAGATTGCGGGTCAACAACCCGAATACGCCCTAAGAAGTTCTGTGGTTGATCTGGGTCAACTACATCTCTACCAACACGAAAACCAGTGCGGTGTCCATCTTGGAACTCCCACACAAGCTCATTTAAAGGGTAACGAGCGCCCGTCCGGTCACATATACCATATGCGTGTTTACCAGAGGCGTAACTCATCGCATCCCTCCATGAAAGGTTTGAAACGGTACAAACATAGAAGATGCGCGATCTTGGTCTTCGTATGCTGCCAGCTTAAACTGATACTCATACTCTTCTCTAAGAGGCACTGCTCTAGCTGCGGCTTCGGGTTTCTTCATGGCTACATGAAACGCTAACCCTGATACAAGTGCAGGTACAAACCGTGGAGGTATATTGCTTGCCTCTCCTCCAACACCTGATGCAAGACCATCAATACCCTTGAGGCGAAAGTACAGTAGCTGATACGCCTGTGTACTGTCCGGTGTAGGCCACACTGTAAATTTTACTTCAGTAGGGAGCCGCTGCACATATATTTGTGTAGGCCGTCCTATGGTGTTCTTGTTAGTCTGCTGTGCGTATGTAGACACACTAACACGCTGCAACGCTGTATCTATCTGATTTGTACCTGTACCAGTACGTAGCTGATGCTCAATAAGATCAATCGTGTCCACAGGCATAACATGAGTAGCCTGACCCGCGACCAGATCAACAGTGCCAGAGTCAATGGTAAACAGGTTAAGACCCCTGTTCTGCCACTCTAAGGTTAAAATGTTAAGACTACGGCGAATAGTGCGTAAGTCATACCCAGATTGCATCTGCAAGCCAGCCCGTTCAAAGGCTTCCTCAAACAATTCTGGTAGATCGGGTACGACTGTAGCCATTATTTAGTCCTCTTCTTACCACTAGCAGTAGTAGACCATTTTACACGCTTAGGCCCAGTTTTCTTCGTGGCCTCGGACTTAGTTATCTTAGACGCCACTTTCTTAGGGCGACAGGCAGGATAAGGGCGTTTAGACTTACCTTTAGCGGTTTTACGTCCGCAGGCTTTGCCCGTCTTAACGTCTCTCCAATCTTCGCCAAACCATTTTCCAAGGCCACCCTTGGCACTAGGCTTTTTTACTTTTGCTTTTGCCACGTTTAGCTACCTTGTTGTTGCCACCCGACCAACCGCCGCCCTTGGACTTATACCATTTGGAAGCCCAAGCGTTTGCATAAGCGGAAGGGTAGACCTTGAACTTCGCCTTGGCCGCAGACTTAGCTTTCGACCACAATGCTGCATTTGAAGGTTTTGCTTTAGACATATCGCCCCTTAGTTTTACCCCGCATGGCGCAGCCATCTATTTTGCCGCCACTACGCATTTTAAGGATACCACCTTTATTCATCATAGATGGTCTATCTAAGTTAGAAGGGTCAGTCTTGCGTTTTTTATTTTTGTTTTTTTGAAACGCTTTAGAGTCTGCTAATAGCTTTTTCTCTTCCCGTTTATACTTTGTAACTGCATCTTCGTTTTTCATAATCTATCCTAACACTTCCAGCGTTTTCTAGCCTGTCGTAGACGGCTATTAGGGTCTTTTGCTGCTTTGGGGAATTGTTTCATCTGTCCAGCAGAACGAGCACAGAACGACTTACGCCGCTTGGCATCTTTACTGCCTTTTTTAACCTTGCCCGTAACAGCGGTTTTTAACTTCGATCCGGGATTTTTGCGTCTGTAAGCAGCGACACCCGCCTTTGTCATTCCCGCTCCAGACTTAGTAGAGCGGAAATTCTTTTTGTTACGCTTCGGCATCTCACCCTTTGAAGCCATAACGATCTACTCTATGAGCAGGGTCATTACATTGCCAGTGCCTGTAAAAGCAGAG